CAATTCTAATGACTAATTTTTAGGTTTTTGTGTCCAGTTTTTGTTGACTAGTGCAGCTCGGCAAATTCGTTTGCCTCATCTTCTATCCGACTACTGGAAAAAGAAACAATATGCATGGAGAATGCAGCATACCCCGGATGGCAAATGACATGACCAAGCTCATGACAGAGCACCGCCGCCTGTTGCCATTCTGAGAGATTTTTGTTAATCATGATCAGCCTGCGACGCAAGATTCTTTTCCAGAATCCATTGACGGTCATGGGAAGATCAGCAAAAAGCACGACACAGTTGAGCTCTTTGGCTAGCCGATACGGGTCTGACGTATCGTATTTTTCCACTAGATTTCTCACGCGCAAAGGGATGTTCAGAGACAACAAACACACCTCCCTACATTTCTTTCGTTCCCTTACTTCTTGCGTTTGTTCATCTCTTTTATATCCCAGAAGGCAAGCTCAAGCGCTTTCCTTACTCTTTCTTTGTCCTCTGCGTTCAAAACTACACCGTTATATGTAAGTTCGTCGTCCTCAAGAACTTTTTCGAGCTGGCGACGTGTGCGTGCGTCAATCTTTTGTCCAGTGGGGGTAGTAAGAGAATCTGAATTACCAAGCAGATAGTCTATGGAAACCTTAAAAAAAGAAGAAAGTTCCTTTAGTTTTCGGACAGGACGATTTTCGCCATTTTCATATTTTAGATATGTAACACGCCCTACACCTATAGCCTTCGCTACTTCTTCTTGTGATAAGCCTTTTGCCTCACGTAACTCTCGCAATCGTTTTCCAGTATTCATCATTTCACCTGCCTCTAAAAGTGATTGTTCATAACGTAATTATACATTACAAAAAGAGAATATAAAATACGTTATTTTAAATTACTTTTTGCTTGACAAGTTATTTTTCATAACGTATAATCGGTAATGTAATGAAAGATAACCCGTCGACTTGAGAGGAGGGATATAGTGGAAGGACTGAAAGCCGCCCGTTTGAGTAAAGGTTTAACTCAACTAGAATTAGCTCAAAAAGTTGGAGTGGTTCGTGAGACTGTTTCACTTTGGGAAAGTGGAACAAATCGGGTTAATTCAGAAATGCTTGTCCGCCTTTCTGAAGTTTTGGAGTGCAGTGTAGATTTTTTGTGTAAAAATACGTTATGAAACAGAACATTGAACAAATCCACCTCTCAACAAGAGGCAAAGGAGGTGAGGGGATGAAGTATTCTACACCGAAGACAAGCGCCGAATGCAATAAGTATTTGAAGGCACGCATCGGTGTAACGTGGGAGGAGAATGAACCGCAGGAAAAGACACTATCGGACATCAAGATGTTGCTTGTGGAATACAGGCTTTGGCAGAAGGATGAGGATCATTTCCTACGGCGGACAATCTACACCATGCAAGCGAATCGGCGTTTGGATTGGAAGGTGTTACTTCTCGTTTGCAGCGCAGGGGGATTTGTCGGAACGGCTGCCTGTATTCTGCTCGCATATCTTTTCGGAGTGATCTTGATGGAAGTTCATGTGTAGAGGAGGTGAGGAGATGAAGCGACTGCTTGAACGTCTGGATGATTTCGCTTTTCGTAATCCGGGAGCGATGCTTGTGTTTAATGTTTCTTGCATAATGATTGCCATTGTATGCACATTGATCAACCTGCGCTGATGATGGCAGGTCACGCTCCGTCTCAGTTACAAGGCGAATCATGGTAGATAGCAAAGATGGCGGGGCGTGGATGCCGATAGGAGGTGAGGATATGCCAAGGAAAGCGGCTGACGCAGTAGCCGTGGACATCGTGAAGGTGCTCACGGATGCAGTCGAGCGAATCGCCGCTGAGAAGGTGGCGTCGCAGTCAGAGGCGGTGACACAGAGTATCATAGAGCATCTGCCGGAGGTGATTGCTCTGCCGCCCCCGCCTGCAGAGGTGCCGCTTGAACGTCTGCTGAGTGTCAAGCAGGTTGCCGATCTGCTCGGCTGTTCGACTGGGACGGTAACAAAGCGGTTCGAGAGCGGTGATCTGGCATTTGTGCTCGAGCGTGGCTCGGAGAATCGCAAAGTCCCGTATTCGTGGGTTGTGGAGTATATCCACAGTCTCCCGCGTTACACAGGAAAGCTCAAGGAGAAGAAGGAGGAAAGAACATGAGAAGAAAGATGATTGGGATCCTTGTTTGGGCGCTTGGCAAGCTGAGCAAGGAATATTTGGTGGCCATTTCTGATGGCGGGGATGAGAGAGAATTCATGGAGAAAGGAGACAGCAGTAACCTGCATCTGCTTTCGATCGAACATGTAGTCCTTACTGCCAAGCGGATGGAGGATGCAAAGATGGAAATCATATTTGCATCTGATCTGCTGGCAAGTATAGCGAAGAATTTCGACGAGGAGAGAGACGAATGGAGGTCGCGGAGTGAAGCATGAGTTTTGGAAATCCGTTATGATAGGCGGCGCGTTTGTCGCGACGGCGGTCTTATGTTCTGGGGCCGTCAATCCTTGGGACGATGGAGCGAATGCCGTGATGGTCGAAGAGACCTACACGGTGCGCAGCGGCGATACGCTCTGGGGCATCGCCGAGGAGTATGTCACGAAAAACACCGGCACACGTCGGTACATCCTCGAGTACAAGGAGGGGATATACGAGAATAATCCCTGGCTTGTAGAGCGAGGAGGGCTGATTCGGCCCGGAGATAAATTGACCCTCACATACTGGGTCAAGAATAAGGAGGAGAAGAAATGACAACGGAAATGGATATCATGAAAGAAGAAGCTGCGTTCGAAATGCAGGGCAGCTCTTATGATGGGGACGGCGAGCTCGTCGAGGTGTCCTATTCTGACCTGCGTGCAGCCAACATCGGCGACACGTGGGAGGCACGCGATACTCACAACTGCGGTCGAGCTCTTGACGAGGAGAGCGCTGAGGTTGTCTACAAGACGGAACGAGGTGCGGCAGTCCTGTTCCGCAACTGGGGCACGACGGACGACCCCAACCCGGAACATTGGGAGAGTGCCCCTAAGCTCGTCTGGTACGAGTTCGCGTGAGGAGGAGCAGGAATGACGAAGTGGCAGACGCGGCGCGAGATTGTAAGCCCGCCGCTGACGATGCACATTGTTTTCCGCATCGTTGACGGTGTAGAGGAACGAAGCGGTACGCATTATGCGACGTTGGATGAGGCTCTCTCACATGTGAGAGAGCTCAACGCAAAAGAAAAGCGCCCACAGCGGCGGCAACCGCTCTGAGCGCAGGGCAATAAAGCTATACCGTGAGTATATCACGGATGAGGAGGAATAGCAAACATGAGATACAGGGTAAATTTCCGTATTGAGGGGGCTGTCGAGGTAACAGCCTCATCTGAGGAGGAGGCAGAGGAGATCGTCGAGGATATGGAGCGTGGCGATCTGTTCAAGGCGTTTGATTTCGACGAACAGGAATTTTCGGCGGCAGCGTATGAGATAGATGAGGAGGAGTAGAGATGGCAAAACTCATCATGACCGTCGCTGAAATGGAGGACGAACAGAAGTGGCTCGAGGCCCGACGCGCAGGCATTGGCGGCAGCGATGCCGCTGTCATCGTTGGTCTCAACCGCTGGAAGTCTCCCTTTCAGCTCTGGCTCGAGAAGACGGGCAGGGCAGAGCCGGAAGACCTCAGCGACAACGAATACGTCTACTGGGGCAAGGTGCTCGAGGAGGCGGTCGCGAATCGCTTCTGCGAGCTGACAGGAAAGAAGGCGCAGCGGCGCGGGCTCTTGCAGATGGATGGTTGTCCATACATCATAGCAAGTGTCGACCGCATGGTCGTCGGTGAGAACGCGGGCCTTGAGTGCAAGACTTGCAACGGCTTCGCGGCGAAGGAGTGGGAGGACGACGAAGTCCCCGCCGCCTACTATGTGCAATGTCAGCACTACATGATGGTCACGGGCTGCGAGCGATGGTACATCGCTGTTCTGATCGGCGGGAATAGGTTCGTGTGGAAGGAGATTCCACGCAATGACAAAGAGATTGATCTCCTGTTCCAAACAGAGACTGAGTTCTGGCATAAGGTTCAGGAGGGTATCATGCCAGAGGTGGACGGAAGCGAGAGCTGCAAGGATGCCCTCGTCGCAGAGTTTCAGGGCGGCATCGCTGAGCCGTTAACGCTTCCAGGCATGGCAGTGGGGATCATCGAGCAAATCCGTAAAATCGAGGATGCGAAAAATGATCTCGAAAACAACAGCGAGTTTTATAAGAATCAGCTCCGCAAGATGATGGGGAGCTACGAGCTCGGATATGCGGGAGATTACAAAGTCTCATGGAAGGCACAGGCGGGGCGCACAACCATCGACAGTAAGGCACTCAAAGAAAAGGAGCCGGAAATCTACGCCAAGTATGCCAAGCAGGGCAAGCCGACCCGAGTACTGCGGATCAGCTGATAAGGAGAAGGGAGAAATTTATCATGGCAAGTGTAAAAGGCGGCGCAATTCAGAAAGCGCAGGAACAGAAGACCGTGGCGGCACAGCAGCAGAAGTCAATCAAAGACCTCATCATTTCGATGGAGGGGCAGATCGCGAAAGCACTGCCCTCCGTCCTTACTCCCGAACGCTTCACACGCATGGTGCTCACGGCACTCAGCACGAATCCAACACTGCGTGAGTGTACGCCGGCCAGTTTTCTCGGAGCGATGATGCAGGCGGCGCAGCTTGGCGTCGAGCCGAATACCCCGCTCGGGCAGGCGTATCTTATCCCGTATAAGAACCACGGGACAATGGAGTGTCAGTTCCAGCTCGGCTACAAGGGGCTTCTCGACCTTGCGTATCGGAGCGGTGAGGTCGTAATCATCCAGGCGCACGAAGTCTACGAAAACGATACATTTGAGTATGAGTTCGGGCTTGAACCGAAACTCAAACACATTCCGGCAACAGGCGAGAAAGGTGCTGTCACACACTACTACGCCATGTTCAAGACCAAGAGCGGCGGCTACGGCTTCCACGTCATGGGACGCGACGAGGTGGAGGAGTTCGCGAAGAAGTACAGTTTCGCCTATAAGAAAGGATATACGTCTCCGTGGACGACGAATTTTGACGAGATGGCGAAAAAGACTGTGCTCAAGGCATGCCTCAAGTATGCGCCGATCAAAACGGAGTTCGCACGCACGTTGAGCGCGGATGAGACCATCAAGACATCAATCGCGGCGGATATGGTCAGAGAGGCAGACGAGACGGACTACATCGATGCTGAAGCCGTTGAAGTCGAGGACACGCCCGTTGAGGATGCGCCGAAGCCGAACAAGTTTATGAGTGCGGCAAAGGATGCGCCAGATAACGTTGACCCGGAGACGGGCGAGATCAAATGATTCTGGTTGGCAGCGTTGTCGGGGAGACGGACAGAGGTATCAATATCTTTGTCCCCTTCCCGGAGCGCATAGATAAGCTCTATGACTGTCATGAGAGCGTTGGTGTAGAGTTCGTTGACAAGCGTCGTATCAGTGCGAAGCAGCGAAAGAAAGCCTATGTACTGATCTCATACATCGCCGCATGGTGGGGATATACCCCGCTGGAGTGTATGAAGGAAATGCTCAAGCTGATGTTTGTTGGCGAGGCTGAGACGCTCCGACGTTCGTTCTCTCTCTCGGACTGCGATATGACTACGGCGCGGCTGTTTATCACGTACCTCGTTGATTTCTGCCTCTTGCATGGGGTAGACGTCGGAGAACCGCTGTATCAGCTCTCAGAGGACATCCCACGCTATGTGTGGGCGTGCCTGATGAATAAGCGGTGCGCGGTGTGCGGCAGGAAAGCGGAGTTGCATCACTGCAACGGCAGCGTGGTCGGCATGGGGCGCAACCGCAAGGAGATATGCCACATCGGAATGCGGGCGTTGCCTCTTTGCAGGGAGCACCATACGGAGATCCATAAGGTAGGGCAGGAGGATTTCCTCAAGAGGTATTTCCTCGAGCCGGTACGGATTGATGAGAGGATCGCAGATGTGTACCGCCTGCGGAAGAAAAATAGGAGGTGAATGGTGTGCTGACGCTGATTGATCGGTTCAGAATGTTTGCAAGGGCAGCATCGGCGGACGATCGAATCGGCTCCATCGAAATAGCGGTTTATACAATGCTGCTGAGCATTGACAATGACCTGCTGTTTCAGGAGTGGTTCGGGTGCTCTGATCGTCGCTTGCAAGATATGACCAACGTCGGAAGCGTGAATACCATCACAAAAGCGAAGAACAGGCTGAAGCAGCTCGGGTGGATTGATTTCAAGACAGCGGGCAAAAAGACGACCTTGTATAAATTGACCATCCCGACATGTGCGACAGATACTGCGACAGATACTGCGACAGATACTGCGACAGATACTGCGACAGATACTGCGACAGATACTGCGACAGATACTGCGACAGATACTGCGACATTAATAAGACAAGACAAGACTGCTAGACAAGACAAGACTGCAGCAGCTGCAACGCGCACGCGCGAGGGAAACAGCGAACTCGGAGAAGTGGTGCGATGTTTCGAGGACAACATTCACCCCATCACGGGGAAGATCGAACAGGATACACTTGTTGATCTCACGGACGAGTACAGTGCTCTCTGGGTGACAGAGGCGATCAAGGAGGCGGCGTTATCCAACGCGCGTAATCTGCGCTATATCACGGCGATTCTTGAGCGGTGGAATCGTGAGGGATTCAAGGCACCTCGGAAAGGAGTGAAGAGCAGTGGAACAAGCAGGGACAATAGCCGAGAAGCTCTTGAAGCGCGGTATCCGGATTTCGTCGAAGCCGACCGAAACCACGTCTATCCGTGGGAAGTACAATCTCCCGGCAGAGGAGATCGAGCGGCATCGGGATGAGATCGCGGAGATTGAGCGCCTGCAAGACCTCTGCCGCGGATGCACGGGAGAGACCTGCAAGCAACCCTCACAGGGGATGATCCCCGTCGTGGATACGTCCTATGGGCGGTTTTGCCACGCTCTCAGCCCCTGCAAGCATGAGCGCAACAGGAGGGAGCGTCTGCGGATTGCGCGGCTCTTTGCCTCAGCGCGGATTCCGCGCACCTACGAGGGGGATACGTTCGCGGACTACACCGTGACGGACGGCAATCGCCACGCGGTGGAATCGGCGCGCTGGATGCTGGACGGCGGCAGCGGAGTGTTTCTTTACGGGGAGAAGGGGACGGGAAAGACCAAGCTCGCGGCAATCATTGCCAATGAGCGGGCAAGGGCGGGACATCCTGTACTCTTTGCCTCGGTGCCTGATCTGATGGCTGACATCCGTGCATCATTCGACGGCGGAAAGACAGCGGAGACCGTACAGGCGGTCAAGGAGACGCCGTTTCTGGTGCTCGATGACCTCGGCAGCGAGAAAATGAGTGAGTGGGTCGGGGAGCAGCTCTTTTGCATCGTCAATCACCGCTATAACGAGCGGCTGCAGACGGTTGTGACGAGCAATTACAGCCCAACGGAGATCATCGGACACATGGCGACCGTAGACAAGCGTGGCAACGTGATTGACGATATGCAGGGGCAACGCATTATGTCGCGTATCTACGAGATGTGCGAGCGGGTAGAGATTAGGGGCGCCGACTGGCGTATGAAAGGAGCGTGCTGAGATGGATTTGAAGTGGATAAGGCAGATGGCAGAAAGGATAAATGAACTGGAAGAGGAGAACAAGCGCTTGAAAGGCTTGTTGGAAGAGCAAGATAACAAGCAGGTGCTCAATATGACAAAGCCGCAGCCGTGCACGAAGTACAGCGATGCGGAACGGATGGCATGGATTGCAAAGCTTGTTGAAGAGACGCATGAGGTTGTGCAGGAGGCGCAGATCGTTGCGCAACTTGAGAAAGCGGACGAAGAAGCGCTGAGCACCGTCCTTTGGGAAGCTAGGAAACGTCTTGCGATGGAGCTGACGGACGTTATTACCGTCTGTGTTTCGTGGCTAGATGCCCAGGGCTGGGACGAGGAAGAGCGTGACGAGCTGCAGAGGCTCGTGAACGAGAAGAACCGCGAGCGCGGGTATTTCTGAGGAGGCGGCGAGATGGAACAGCCTACAAAAGGGCAGCTTGAATACGCAAAAATACTCCTGCGTGAACTCGGGTATGACGTTGACGATTATCCTCTCCTGGACATGGACAGCGCACAGGTATCGGAGCTGATCGACGAATTGAAAGACGAGCTATACGGATGAGGTGATAATATGGACGAATACACACCATGCAGGAAATCAGACCCGACGGCGCGGGAGGCAATCGGGCGTGTGATGCGGGCACAAAAACAGGAGATCACAGGGGAGCGACACCGGAAAGCTGTGCCGAAGGATATGCGTCGTGAGGTCTACGAGATGTACGATGGGCACTGCGCGTATTGCGGCAAGGAGATCGATATCAAGGAGATGCAGGTCGATCATGTGCAATCCGTCAAACTCGGCGGCGCGGATGAGATCGAAAACTATCGCCCCGCGTGCCGCTCGTGCAATTTCTACAAGTCCACGATGAGTGTTGAGGGCTTGCGTGAACAGCTGGGACTTATCATCGGGCGGCTCGAAAAATTGTTGACGTTCCGCCTTGCTCTTGCACACGGTTTGATTCGGCTCACAGGCAGACCCGTCAAATTCTATTTCGAGGAGTATGGTCGATGATTTTGCATACGCCACGCAGAAAGGCGAACAAATACCACGCACGCAAGACAACGGTCTATAGGCGCACCTTTGACAGCAAGCGCGAGGCGGAGTGGTATATGATGCTTCGCGAGAAACTGAGACTCGGCGAGATCAAGCACCTTGAGTGTCAGCCAACGTACACCTTGCTTGAGGGGTTCCGGGACAATCAAGGCAAGCAGCAGAAGCCGATAACGTACACGCCTGATTTCATGGTCGAGTATGACGATGGGCGGCGCGAAGTCATCGAGGTCAAGGGGGTACGCACGCGGGACTATCAGCTGCGCAAGAAACTGTTTCTGCACATGATGCGGGAGACGGATATTATCTTTCGGGAGGTGCGGTAATGAAATATTGCAGATACTGTGCCAACTGCCTCACAATCGGTCATTACTATTACTGCGATGAGCGGGAAATAGTTCTGTCCTTTTCGCAGATACGCCACCAGACATCGTGCTCTGGTTTTTATCCGTCGTGTATGGGGGATGTGGACACAGGGCGACAATATCGACCGAAAAAGGGGAAGCCTGTTGTACGTGATGTTGAAATTTCATTGTTTTAGGGAGGTGCGGTGATGGATTATCACATTGAGTCCATGACGCAGGACGAAAGCGGAATCGTCTGTGAGTTTTCCTATGGTGGGCAGGAATATGAGGCTGCCATGGATGATTACGATGGTGAGTCTTACGGCATAACAATCTATCGCGGGTATGACCCGGATTTTGTGCATCTTGATTACACGGGATTTGTAAACGAGGAAGGCATGAGGAAGTGTGTTCGCGATTTTATCGCGGTAATTGAGGATGGGTGGACATGGAACTGATTGTAGATAACTTTGCCGGCGGCGGAGGTGCCTCAACAGGAATTGAGCTTGCGACAGGGCGGAGCGTAGACGTTGCAATCAACCACGATCCTGCCGCGATTGCAATGCACAGAGCCAATCACCCTGCGTCGAAACATTACTGCGAGAACGTATGGGATGTTGACCCCGTAGAGGCGTGTGGCGGGCGTCCGGTAGGCCTGGCGTGGTTTTCGCCGGACTGCAAGCATTTCTCGAAGGCGAAAGGCGGAAAGCCAGTCGAAAAGGCGATTCGCGGGCTTGCGTGGGTGGCAATTCGCTGGGCGAAACTGGTGCGGCCGCGCGTTATCATCCTCGAAAACGTAGAGGAGTTTACGACATGGGGCCCGCTCGTTGATAATCGCCCTGACCCATCGCGCAAGGGGCAGACGTTTCGGCGGTTCGTTCACGCACTGAAGCGCTACGGTTACAAGGTCGAGTGGAACGAGCTCAGAGCGTGTGACTACGGTGCGCCGACCATACGCAAACGCTTTTTCCTGGTTGCGCGATGCGATGGCCTGCCGATTGTATGGCCGGAGCCGACGCACGGGGACCCTGTAACGCTCTTTGTTGCAAGCGGCATACTACAGCCGTGGCGTACGGCGGCAGAGATTATCGACTGGTCAATCCCGTGTCCGAGCATATTTGCCCGGAAGAAACCACTCTGCGAAAACACAATGCGGCGCATAGCACGCGGACTCAAGAAATTTGTCCTCGATAATCCCGAGCCGTATATCGTGGACAAGAACCTTGCACCGTTTCTGATCCAGTATCACGGAGAGCAGTCGGATAAGGACGTAAGAGGACAAGTAATAGACCGTCCACTCATGACCGCAGACGCATCCAATCGGTACGGACTTGTGACGGCATTCATCAGCAAATATTTTGCCGGAGGATACCAGAGTGCGGGCGCTGGTGTAACCGTTCCGTTGCCGACCGTGACCAGCATAGATCACAATGCGCTCGTTGAGGCGTTCTTGGTTAAGTATTACGGTCAAGGTGAGGGACAGACGCTCACAGAGCCACTGCATACAATCACGACCAGAGATAGATTCGGTGTGGTTGCTGTATGCGGAGAGTTGTATCAGGTCACGGATATCGGCATGCGGATGCTTACGCCGAGGGAGTTGTTCCGGGCGCAGGGATTCCCGGAGGGATATATCATCGACCGCGATGCAGACGGCAAATATTATCCAAAATCGGCGCAGGTTGCCCGATGCGGGAATGCGGTGCCGCCGCCGTTTGCAGAGGCTCTTGTCAGGGCTAATCTGCCAGAGCTGTGCGGCGCGGAAGAACGAGAGAGCGCATAAGGAGGAGTAAGAGTAGTGGACAAGCAAATACTTGACGCATGCTGCGGCTCTCGAATGTTCTGGTTTGACCGCGAGCATCCGGCAGCCGTGTTCATGGACAATCGCAGTTTTGCCCAATACCTTTGTGATGGTCGGCGGTTCGAGGTAAAGCCCGATCTGATCGCTGATTTTCGAGAGATTCCGTTTCCAGATGAGAGCTTCCGTCTTGTCGTATTTGATCCGCCGCATCTGTGTCGTGCAGGAAAGACTTCATGGCTCGGCGTAAAATACGGCATCCTTGAGAGTACATGGCAGGATGATCTGCGCCGAGGATTCGAGGAGTGCATGCGCGTTCTGAAAGATTACGGAGTGTTGATTTTCAAGTGGAGCGAAGATCAGATCAGAACGGCGGACATTTTGAAGCTGCTCCAGATGCAGCCGTTGTTCGGGAATCGGAGGGGCAAGACAATCTGGCTGGTGTTTATGAAATTTCCGGAGGATGAATCAAAATGAATCATTGGGTAGGAATCGGGCGTCTCACACGAGACCCGAACGTAAAATACACGCAGAGCGGCAAGGCGTGTGCGAAATTCACACTTGCGATTGACATGCGCAGGAGCGGGGATGGAAATCAACTAAATCTCATGTAGCGAGGAGGAATAGTTTTGCTTGAGAACAATACAGCTCTACAGATCGCGGATGAGATCAGACAAGACCGCAAGCGCGCGGAATCGATGCTGCTGAACTATGCGGAGGAGCTGAAAACCTACCGTCTACAACGCGAGGAGTATGTGCGGGGCACCGTACAGGGAGGAGGCGGGAATCTGCCGGGACATCCGACGGAGACGAAAGCTCTGCGTGGTGTCAAGTTTGATGAGACCTATCCTACCTATACGTGGCTGCGTGCGGTGGAGTTTGTAGAGCGTGGGCTCTCGGAGCGCAAGCAAATATTTCTGGATGCACGGCGTAAGGCATCACGCCAAAAGGCAGGGAGAGGGCGTAGAGCGTGGCTTGTGCTGACACAAAGACTGTACTGCGAGGCGATACGGGAGCGGTTTCTCAATACGGAGTTCTTTGTGTCGGAGAGGACATTAAGGGCTATGTGGGATTATATTATTGCTCGGACCGTAGAGGCATATCTAAAACTCGAACAGAAAAAAATTAAATAGACATGTCTCATAAACGCCTTTTCTGGTGGTAATATGATAGCGTGGGTAGTTTGGGGATAGACCCAACCACTGATCTCTCCTCCTATACCTTTTACGGATAGCCGTCTCGATCGAGGCGGCTTTTCTATTGGGCGAGGAGGGGGGGAGATATAAAATTTTGCGATTTTTTATACTTCGTTTACGTGAAATGTAAAATATCTGGGTTTTTTTATAAGTAAGGAGGTGACGATGTGAAACTGACACCGAAGCAGATTAGGTTTGTAGATGAATACCTTGTTGATTTCAATGCGACACAGGCGGCGATACGGGCCGGATATAGCGAGAAAAACGCATATCAGATTGGCTCGGAAAACTTGAGAAAACCACAGATTCAAAGCGAAATTGCACGTCGTCAAAAAGACCTCCAACGGCGCACAGAGATATCACAAGATCGTGTCGTGAAGGAACTTGCGAGAATTGCATTTGCTGATGCGTCAGATTATGCATGTATCGAAACGTATATGTATGAAAACAAGGAAGGCACCTTATCTCCGATACAGGTAGTCTCTCCAAAAGACACGGGGGTGCTTTCTGACGATCAACGTGCAGCGATTGCAGGAATCAAGCAGGGCGCGAACGGCATCGAAATCAAGCTGCATGACAAGATCAAGGCGCTCGAATTGCTGGGACGGCATATTGGCATGTTCAACGATAAATTGTCGCTCAGCGGCGCAGACGGCGGACCACTGACATTCCGATGGGAGGGCAAGGATGGCTGAGATTGTAATACCATATACGCCCCGCCCGATATGGAAAGATACGATTCATCCTGCGCTCACTGCAAATCGTTTCGCGGTGCTCGTCTGTCATAGACGTTTCGGCAAGACGGTCGGCACGGTCAATGAGATGATACGTAAGGCGATACTCAATGACAAAAAGGCACCTGTATATGCCTATGTTGCACCGTTTCGGAATCAGGCAAAGCGCGTGGCGTGGGAATACCTGAAATACTATACCAATCCAATACCGGGGCGCGCCGTGAATGAATCGGAGCTGTATATCGAGCTGCCGACACGGCATGCAAGATCACCGGGCGCAAGGCTCTATATCATCGGCGCAGATCATCCCGATGCGCTGCGTGGTATCTACCTCGACGGGGTAATCCTTGACGAGTACGCGGATATCAAGCCGGAGCTCTGGGGCGGTGTTATTCGCCCTGCGCTTGCAGACCGCGAAGGATGGGCGGTATTCATTGGGACGCCGAGGGGGCAGAATCAGTTTTACGAGATGTACCAACACGCGGAGAAATCGGCGGGTTGGTACTCTTGCATTTACAGGGCAGACGAAACGGGCGTGCTTCCCGTCGAAGAACTCAAGGATATGCAGGCGCAGATGACAGAGATGGAGATTCGGCAGGAGCTCCTTTGTGACTTTACTGCCTCTGCATCCGATGTGGTTATCCCGATTGATCTTGTCACGGCAGCCGCAAACAGACTGCTCAAGGATGATGATGTACTCGGACAACCTGTCATCCTCGGCGTGGATGTAGCACGCTTCGGCGATGACAAGACGGTGCTCTGTATCCGTCAAGGGCTGTGGCTCAAAGATATTCGTACGTTCCAAGGGCTCTCCACGATGGAGACTGCAAGCCGTGTGATTGACTGTATCAATCAGCATCATCCGCACGCGACCTTTATCGATGCTGGGGCAATGGGGGCAGGTGTGATTGATCGTTTGCGGCAACTGCGCTATCAGGTGTCGGAGGTCAATTTCGGCGAGATGGCAATGGATGCACAGCGTTATGCCAATATCCGCGCGGAGATGTATTTCAAGTGCCGCGCATGGCTTGAGGCGGGCGGGGCAATCCCGCAGAATGCGGAGCTCAAGACAGAGTTATCCACGGTAGAGTACAAGTTCAATCCGACTGGGCGAATCATTCTGGAGCCTAAGGACAAACTCAAAGAACGGACGGGGAAAAGCCCCGATCTTGCCGATGGGTTTGTCCTGACGTTCGCTCGGCCGGTTTATATAAATCCGTCTGCGGGAGGGATTGGAGACGATGCCTCATCGGCAGAATACGATCCGTTTGCGGATATGTGACCCTTGAAAGGAGGAATGTGGTATGAAGTTTGATTTGCAGTTGTTCGGCGGCAGTGGAGGCGGTGGCAGTGCTCCGCCAGTGAAACAGAGTGCGCCGGGTTCTACTGCTGCGGCGACGATTGACAGCACAACTGCGGGAGAGCGTCAGTCGATCCACGATAAGCTTGCAAAAGCAAGAGGTCGTGCGTCAACGGACAAGACGGGCGGCCTTTTTGGCGGGATGTCGGATATGATGAGCAACATCAAAAAAGCTCTGCTGGGTGAGTGATCTCTATGGCACAGATGCCAAAAGCAATACAGGAGATGCTGCGCGACAGCGATGCCATCCGCCGCAAGAAAAATCTTGTTACACAGATGATGACCGAGCGTACGCAGTTCGAGAGCACATGGAAACAGCTCAGTAAGTATATCAATCCGACACGCGGCCGCTTTGACGAGGACAAGACGCAGGACGGCAGACGCCGCGATTATTTCCTGCTTGACCCATATCCAATGGAGGCGAGCGGGAAATGTGCCGCAGGGCTGCATTCGGGGCTTACGTCGCCGTCTCGTCCGTGGTTTGCGCTCGGACTTCAGGACAAGGAGCTCGCGGAGTATCACACGGTCAAGCTGTGGCTTGAGGAGTGTCAAGATGTGCTCATGGGAATCTATGCCAAGAGCAATATCTATAACATGCTGCTCAACATCGAGGCGGAGCTTACGCAGTTCGGCACGGGTGCAGCACTTCTTCTTGAGGACTTCAACACAGGCGTTTGGGCACGTCCCTACACCTGCGGTGAGTATGCGGGCAATGTGGATGCGCGCGGGCGCGTGGTGCAGTTTGCACGAAAGTTTAAGCTCAACGCTTGGCAGATGGTGGATGAGTTTGGGGAGGATGTTGTGAGCGATGCGGTGCGCAATGCGTATCGCGCGAAGAATCTCAAAGACTATTTCCCTGTGACCATGCTCATCGAGAAGAACGCCGACTATAACCTGGATTCAAATGCCCTGCTCAACTTCAAGTACAAGTCCTACTATTTCGAGGATTCGCAGACAGATGTGTTTTTGAAGGTCAGCGGGTATCACGAAGTCCCGTTTCTGATGCCGCGCTGGACGGTGATCGCCAACGGGATTTACGGCGTTGGACCCGGGCACAATGCGCTTGGGAACTGTATGCAGCTGCAGAAGATCGAGAAGATCAATATGCGTCTTTTGGAGCACCGCTCTGACCCTGCATTGATTGTTCCGTCCTCGGTTGGCAAGGTCAATCGACTGCCGGGCAAGGAAACACTTGTGCCGGATAACATGATCAATGGGGTTCGCCCGCTCTATGAGGCAACAGGTGATCGCGGAGAGGTCATGCAGACAATCCAGTACAAGCAGCAGCAGATCGGCGCGGCATTTTACAACGATCTCTTTGTGATGCTTGCACAGCAGGACAATCCGCAGATGACCGCCCGCGAAGTTGCGGAACGGCACGAGGAGAAACTTTTGATGCTCTCTCCCGTATTGGAGCAGATGCACAACGAGGTTCTTGCACCACTCACACGGCGGTCGTTTGAAATTTGTTACCGCAACGGGCTTCTGCCTCCGTTGCCGGAAGAACTCAAAGGGCAGGAGGAGAGTATCAAGGCGGAGTTTATCTCACTGCTTGCACAGGCCCAGAAAGCTGTTGGAACAAACGCAATGGAGAAAACCCTTGCGATTGCAGGGAATCTCATGGGTGCGTCGCCTGAGATCATGGACAACCTTGATCTTGATGCGGCAATCCGCGAGCATGCACAGATGTCCGGCACGCCTGAAACGATCATGCGTGATGAGCAGGATGTGCAGAAGATGCGACAGCAGCGTGCGCAGCAGATGCAGCAGGAACAGCAAATGCAACAGGCGGCAGCAATGGCAAAGCCGCTGAGAGACAGCGTAGAGGCGGCAAGGCTCCTTTCCGAAACGCCCGTCAATGAAAACACAATTGGTAGCATTCTGGGGGGAGGCTGATGTATGGATTTAGACACACTTGAAAACATTATGCGGCGTCCGGAAGGGCGTCGTTTTGTTTTGGAAGTGCTTGACCTCTGCTGCGTAGATCAACACTACACAACAGGGAACGGGCGTGAGGACATATTCGCCAACGGGCGGCGTTCGGTTGGTGATGAAATCCTGCGCTGCATCCGCCGCATTAAATCCGGCAATGAATCAACAGATGGTCTTGCGTTGGAATATGCCATGCGTCGTGAGCATCAAAGAAGAATGGAGGAATTAGAACATGGACGAGATGACGACGACTGACCCGCAGGGAGGAGAGGGCACACCGCCCGCACGGCCGCTGGAGACACCCGCTGCGCCGCCGCAGAATCCGCCGGGTGGACAGCAGGACACACCTCCTGCAACACCCCCTGAAAATCCGTTTGGCTTTCAGCAGGAGGAGCCTGTTATTCCCGATGTGTATGAGTTCAATCTTCCCGAAGGTTTGACAGTCTCGGATGAGCAGAAAGAAGCGTTTACGGCCGTCGCAAAGGAAGCAAGGATGACGCAGGAGCAGGCAAACAGCCTGCTCAAGATGCATGCAGACATTGTGATGGAGCAGCAGCGGCAGGCGGAAGAGATCAAGAACCAGTGGATGAATGAGTGCGCTAAGCAGGGGCTCAATACCCCCGAGAATCTTGCGGCGGCAAAGATCGCTGTGGATACGTTCGGCGGCGGCGATGCCATGAACGCCTTGATTGAATCCGGTGCTGCGTATCATCCAGCGGTACAGGCGTTCTTGCAGCGCATCGGTCATCTTCTGAAGGAGGACAATGCGCCGGATGGAAAGGCCGCTGCACAGGCGACGGCAGCAGATTTGCTTTTTGCGAACAGTAAGTATTAAGAACTGGAGGAATAAAACATGAGTGATTGCGTAACTTTGCAGGATTGGGCAGCACGTTTTGGTGCGCAGGGGCAGCTTGCGGAGCAGAAGATTATCGAACTGCAGAGTAAGACGAACCGTATTCTTGACGTGATGCCGTTCAAACAGTGCAACCAGAAGACAATGGAAACAGCCCTTATCCGTGCAGAACTGCCGGATGTGGCATGGCGTATCATCAACAAGGGCACGAAGCCCGGCAAGTCCAAGAGCAAGACGGAATCCTTCACCTGCGGCGGAATGGAAGCGTTTGCGCAGATTGACGAGAAGTTGATGCAGATCAACGGCAATGACAACGCATGGCGTCTTTCTGAGAACGTAGCCTATCAGGAGGCGATGAACCAGGAGATGGCATCGACCTTCTTCTATGGAGACGAAAAGGTCACGCCGGCAAAGTTTACCGGGCTTTCCGCTTACTACTACAGTAAGACAACTCAGGATCGTATTTGGGCAGATCAGATTATTGACGCAGGAGGAACGGGCAACGCCCTGACCTCTCTGTGGCTTGTCGGTTACAGCCAGGATACCGTCTATGGAATTTTCCCCGAGGGCACGAATGCAGGGTTTAGGTATCTTGATAATGGCCGGCGGTCCCTGTTCGACAAGGATGGCGGCAAGTATTACGGTTACGAGTCGCAGTACAACTGGGATATGGGGCTGTGCGTGCGTGACCCTCGCTATGTCGTTCGTGTTGCCAACATCGACACAAGCAAACTCGCGGGTGCGGAGGCGGATGCGTTTGTCGAGAATCTCATCCGTGCCTACAACCAGATCGAGAATCCCGACAAGTGCACGATGGCATTCTTCGGGAATCGCGCTGTCCAGACGTATCTTGACATCCTCGCGTCCAAGAAGACAAATGTGCGTCTCTCGATCGACGAGTTCGGCGGTAAGAAGATCACGCATTTCTGGGGCGTCCCGGTTCTGCGTTGCGATGCGATCCTAAACACTGAGAGCAAGATTGACTAAGGAAGGAGTATAAGTTATGGCTTATATTGATAACGAATTGATCTTTTGCAATGACGTTGCAACGGCGGCATCCGTTACGAGTTCGGTGCTTGACATCGGGCTCGGCGGTGCGTTCGTACATCCGCTTTTTATCGACGTTAAGCTTACCGCGCCTGTCACGTCGGGCAAGGTGGAGACGATCACGGTTCAGTCCTCGGCGACATCGGCGTTTGCTTCGCCGGTTACTGAGATGAGTGTAACTGTGCCGACCTCTATCAACCAGACGAAGAAGGCGGCGACGCTCGCGCAGTTCTATGCACCGATTCGCACGGGCAATCGTTATGTGCGCCTTGTGATTGCAGGAACTACGCCGACGGGCGGTAAGCTTACGGCGTACATGAGCTCTGGAACGGCGGTGAATCTCTAATGCGATATCGCGTGAATACGACCTGTCAGTTTCGCAACAGGCTCTATGAGAAAGACGAGGTTGTTGATCTTCCTGCGGAGGTGGAAGTGCCTCCGTATTTTGATGCGTTGGAAGAGGTTGCGCCGCCCGTGCAGGATACTCCGAATGAGGGCGATGTGAACGACGATACGCCGCCCGCGCAGGAGATTCCGACGACGGCAAAGAGAGGACGCAAGAAATAAGGAGTGGGGCTGATGTATGGGGACAAGTGTTTTCGTGCGTCAGCCCCTTTTCTCTTTAAGGAGGTGGAATGATGGATAAGATCGATGTTTGCAATCTCGCACTCTCGCGAATCGGGATTGATACAGTCGAGGCACTCACAGAAGCAAGTGAGCCGGCGCGTGTATGCAGTCAGTTTTACGACCACTGCCGCCGCGTCGTATTGCGAAAATATCCGTGGACGTGGGCAACGCGTCGAGTGCAGCTTGCGGAACTTACGGATAAGCCGCAGGGCTATTCCTACGCCTATCGTTATCCTGCGTCATGCGTTGCGCTGCGCAAGCTCTATAATGGTCATTTCGACAACATCCCTGCGTATACGGGGTATCAGATTGTCAGTGACAAAGAAGGGCGCGTCATCTATACCGATGTAGCGAATGTCTCGGCAGAGTATACGGCAGACATCGAGGACACAGGTCTTTTTGATGATCAGTTTGTCGAAGCCCTCAGCTGGAAACTTGCTGGAGCTATTGCATTTAAACTCACAGGAAATGCACAGCTTCCGGGATATTGCGAAGAACAATATACGGCGCTCTTTCTGGATGCTGTGGCGAACAATGAGGACGAGCAGAATGCGGAGGAGAAAGAACCGTATACGCTCATTGCGGCGCGTTTCGGGGGTGACTTCTGATGGCGGGCGGGCAAATGTATCCCCTAAAGCCGAGTTTTGCTGGCGGCGAACTCACGCCTGCACTCTACGGGCGGACGGATTTACAGAAGTATGATGTAGGTGCGTCGACATTAAAGAATATGATTGTCCTGCGGTATGGCGGGGCGACACGCCGCCCGGGCTTTCGTCATGTGGCAAAGACGCAGAGCGGGAAAAGGGCGCGCCTGATTCCGTTTCAGTATTCGACGGAACAGAGTTATGTTCTCGAGTTCACCGCTGGATGTATTCGAGTGTTTACAAAAGGTGGGATTGTCGTTAAGGATGATGCTCCTCTTGTGATCCTCACATCGTACACCGAGGCTGATTTATCGGATATCAAGTATACGCAATCTGCAGACGTCCTCTTTTTAGTGCATGTCAATCACCCTCCAATGACACTCACACGCTATGGGGGCACGGATTGGAAGTTCGAGCGGATGGATATTGCGGGCGGACCGTTTGAGGATCCCAATACAAAAGATGGCTTAAAGATCGGAGCATCAGGTGTGCAGGGTGAAATCACGTTGAAGGCAAGCGTTGACTATTTCACAGAGGATATGGTCGGCAGTCTCATTCGTCTTGGGCATACAATGAGCGGACAACTTAAGTCAGGTATTCCAACCACACCGCTTGTCGTGCGATGCGTTCCGAGTGGAACAGTCTACGTGGAATCGTTTGGTTTTTGGAATGGCAGCTTTATAGTAGAGAAACATGATAAGTCCACGGATACATGGATTGCGTTGCAAGAACAGCATGCCAACCGCACGCAGAACTACACACTTAATTACACAAACAAGGGCGATGATATTGTCGAGTATCGTGTGCGTAGTGAAAAGTTTGATACATCTGTATGGAGCAACGAGAACGAGCGGCAACGTGGCTATGTGACAATACAGACATTCGCGCAGGATTATTATGGCGTTGCACGGATTACGGCAGTCAACTCCGCAACAAGCGCTACGGCAACAGTAACGAGAGAATTTGCAGACACGGAGGCGACGAATGATTTCTCTCTCTCGGCGTGGAGTGCGAAAAAAGGCTATCCGCAAGCGGTGAGTTTTTTTGAAGACCGCCTTGTCTTTGCAGGGAGCAGAGCGAAGCCGCAGACCTATTGGGCATCGCAGTCGGGGGACTATTACAATTTCTGGGTCAATACCCCGCAGCAGGACAGTGATGCAATTACAGGCACGCTCTCAGGCGGACAGATGAACGGCATTCGTGCCATTATCCCATTTGGTGAAATGCTCATGCTCACCTCTGGCGGCGAGTACAAGGTAGGTGGCGGAAACGTGACGTTTACGCCAACGAATCAGAAAGCAGAACCACAGGAGTATCGCGGCATCAACAATCTAACTCCGGTCGTCATCGGCGGGCGCATCGTCTATGTGCAGCATCAAGGCAGTGTCATCCGTGATCTCACATATAGTTATGATGTGGACAAGTACACGGGAGATGACGTATCTCTCCTTGCTGCGCATCTCTTTGAGGGGCATACGATTGTTGCGCTCGCCTATCAGCAGACGCCGAACACGGTTGTTTGGTGCGTACGGGAGGATGGCGCGCTACTGGGCATGACCTACATCAAGGAGCAGGACGTATACGCGTGGCACAAGCATACGACGGCGGGGAAATTCACGGATGTGTGCACGATCTCGGGCGATCGTGAAGAAGAACTTTGGGCGGTTGTAGAGCGTGACGGCGCATACTATGTCGAGCAGATGGGCTCGCAGATACGTAATACAGCGCCTGAGGAGCAATTCTATGTAGATGCAGGATATATTTATCACGGCGAAGCAAAAGATGCGCTCACAGGGCTTGCATGGCTCACTGGGAAGACTGTCTCCGTGCTTGCCGATGGGAATGTCCTTGCGGATATGCGTGTGAATGAGAGTGGTGTTCTGCGACTGCCGAAAGCGTTCAGCAAGATTACAGTTGGTTTGCCCTTTGAGAGCACGATTCAGACAATGCCAATTGAGTTCAGCGTGCAGGACGGCTCCTACATGGGGCGCAAGAAACGCGTCTCACGTATGACAATCCTCTTCCGCGATACACGCGGTGGGCTCTATGGCGTGGGGGAAAAGAGACTTGATGCGATTAAGTGGCGCAGCACTGAGAAATATGACAGTCCGATTGCACTTTACAACGGGAAACGCCATGTCGTCATCCCGAGCGCAAGCTATGAGGATACAGTATATCTGACGATCAAGCAGACTGACCCGCTGCCGCTGACGATTCTATCCATTGTTCCGGAGGTGGAAGCAGGTGGCTGAGTTTACATACCGCACCCCAACCGATGATGATCTCTCCTATCTTGCCGCACACCTGCGCCCCGAAGATCGGCGCGAGCTGATCGGCATGACGGGGCCGAACGTCGAAGCTGAGGTGATGCGTTGTTGGCGTAACAGCAAAGCGGCATATGCCTGCTACTGTGACGGCGTTATTATTTCAGCGTTTGGCGTTATCGAGACGAATCCTATTCTTCGGCATGGCATTATCTGGATGCTTGCAACAGCGGAGACGGCAAAGCACAAAATCTATACAGGCAAGAAAACGCGCGAAGGAATCCGCGCGTTTTTGCATGACTGGGAGTATCTCTATAACTATGTCGATAAAGGAAACCATGACACAATCGCATGGCTGAAATGGTTGGGCGCTGTTGTTCATAAGGCGAAGCCGATGGGGCTCTACGGCCTGCCGTATCATTTGTTTGAGTTTTTCAAAAAGGAGTGAGTTATATGGGGGTAGCGGCGACAATTGTCGGCACTCTCTTTTCCTCGTGGATGCAGGGGAGGGCGCAGCAGGCGCAGGCAGAAGCGGCGGCGCGACAGTCGGAACAGAATGCGCAGATCGCGCAGATGAACGCGGACAAGGCACAGGAGACCGCCGAACGGCAGGACGAGAATAACAAGATCAATGCAGAGAATGAGCGACGCAGGGCACTCCTTCGGATGGGGCAGCAGCGTGCGGCAATCGGTGCGAGCGGTGTCACGGCATCCGGAAGTGCTGCGGCGGCTCTTGCAGATACGGGCTATGCAATCAATGAGCAGACAGGCATGGGCCTCTACAATGGTCGTCAGCAGGTCGATAATATGCTGCAGCAGTCGACAGACTTTCAGAATCAGTCCAATTTCCACAGTACAAACGCACGCAATTATCGGGCCGCCGGCAAGCGTGCAATGATGAACAGTATGCTCACAGGCGCGTTTTCACTGGCGAGCAATCTCTATACGGGCGTCAGCTCTGCATCACAAAAGACAGCAGAGGCGACGGGAATGCAGATCGGTTCGTTCGGCGGTCGGGATTGGAGAGTTGGACTGCACGGATGGGGCGGTAAAGGCACAAGTTTTGGCAGCCACATTGGAAATTATAATGCGCGGGGATACGGGATACCGCGCCAAAGTACGTTTTTCTCCATGAGATAAGAGGAGGTTTGCTTCATGGATTTTTCACCGTTTCAGAACAAAGAGGGCGTCGGCGCTCCTGCGGCGCAGATCACGCGCGTACAGTACAGCAATCAAGGCGAACAGGCGCTTGCGCAGGCACAGGGAGAAACCGGAAATGTGCTTGCTAAGGGTGCTATGGCGTTGAAAGATCAGGTGGAGCAGACACAGGCGCTTGCGGCCAACAACATGTATAACAAGCTCATGAGTGAGGGCACGTTTGAGCTGATGCAGAAGAAAGAGGAGGGCGCTCTCAATATCACGGAGGAGTATGACAAGCTCCAGCAAAAGACGAGGGATGCCGTATTTGCAAAATACAAAGGTGTCCTGCGTTATGGTACTGGAGCCCGTGCGTTCAATGAGTTCACGGAGCGGGATAATGTAACGCGCCGCATGAATGTCATGCGGTATCAGCAGGAGCAGTTTGAAGCATATAAGGACACGCAGTATAAGAATGCTCTTGATGTTTGTAACGATACAATCCTCGAATATGGCGGGAATGATGCAGCCATCGATATGGCGTTTAACCGCTCCGATGCCTTGATTGAAGGCAGATGGGGCGGCTATGGGCAAGAGAAGGTAAAAGAACAACAAGAGGTATTCCGCAGACAGGCAGTCGGTCAGGCGATGTCTCTCGCGATGCAGACAGCGGATTTCAAGCGGATGGATGAGATCTGCAATAAGTACGGGCAGTACATGGATGGCAATCAACGGGCGGCGGCGCTTGGCGCAGTGCGGAAGCATGCACAGCAGGAGCTTGAGTTCGGTGAGGCACAGAATGCAATCAAGGAGCTTGGCATTGAGGCGTCACGCGATGCGGTCAAAGCATGGGTCCAGAAGAATGCGCATGGGAATACACCGAACCTGGACAGTTTCTACGCGTTCTGCAAGCAGACTGAGGGGGCGAAGTATCAGCTTGGCGCTCCTCTCAACGGGGCGAACGGAAAATATGACTGCGGTTCATGGGCGATGCAAGTAGGCGGGCTCTTTGGAATTCAGTTTGAGAGCCGTTGTGCGGATGAACAGTATGTCCAGTTGAAACAGATGGGAAGGACATTCAGCGATCCTAACGAGCTTCGTACGGGGGATTTTGTGTACTGGACGGGGACGGGCGCAGAGGAAGGGCAATACGGAATAGCCCATGTAGGCGTTTATGATGGACGGTCTAAAAAGGTGTGGCAGTCCGGCCTGAATGGTGTTGCAGAAATTGACGTGAACACTTACAAAGTCGTCGGCTTCGGGCGCGGCGTCACGGAAACGCCACTCTCTGACATGGAGATTGAGGAGAGAACGGATAAGATTTTCGGTGGGATGCAGAAGCAGCTTGCGGCCCGCGACCGTGAAGATAGTAGGTTGTTTGAGCAGGGGCAGATGGCGATTATGCAGCTCCAAAATGATGGACAATATCATTCTGTTGCTGAATATCAGTCCGCCATTACGAGCATCGCAGGGGATAATCCGCGTGTCTCGGTAAAACTGATGAACAGCGCGATGAAAGCGGGGCAGGCAGATCAAGCACGAGCAGAAGCAGCGGCGAATCGGCGTGCTGCAGCAGAGGCGGCGGCTCTTAAAATATCGGGACCGGAGTACAAATATCAGCTCATCAACGCCTTGCAGGCGGGCAAGATCAGCATCAACGATGCTTATGACACGATCATCGGAAATCCGCATATGGAAAATAGCATGCGAAAAGAACTGCTGGATGTCATTGATGATTACAAGACCGGAAAAGGCGCCTTTAAGTATGACTGGGGGAGCATCAAACAGGCAGTTAAGACTGGGCTTGGCGGATATGAAAACGGGATGTTTGATTCGAATTTTGCCGTTGCACAAGATTCGACAGGATATCTCATTCGTGAGTATCAAAAAGATCATAACGGAGAAATGCCATCTCAGCAGTGGATTATTGAGAAAATGGCGGGAGAGATGGCTCCTATGACAATCTCTGGGAGCGGCGGTTTCTTCGGTTTTGGTGGGAATAAGATCGACACGAACGAAGCACAGCTCTTTAACATCGGTATTGCAAGCGTTGTAGATGCAGGGAATGGTGAATCTGTTGTTACACTGATCAATGGCGGTGGTGCATATCGCATAAAGACGGATGATCTCATCAACGGGATGCAGAACGGGAAGAGCGGAAAAGAGATCGTATACGGAGGATAACGGGAGGTAACTATGGATCCGCAGAAAAGAACAGAAATTGAGCAGATGATGCGCCGCGATGTGGCGAGCGGGAATATCGGTGTCAAAATCAAGATGCCCGGCGAGAACAACAGCGACGAGCTGAACGATATCCCGAACTATGCCCCGACAAGCGAATACGCGACCTATGACACAGGCAGACGTGACGACGCGGGCAATCCGATCATGAGCAGCGACGTGATGGATTTGATGATGACAAAGTCCTATGAGCCGCAGAAAGAATCGGATTGGTCTGTCTCTAATATCGTGGATGCCGTCTATACAAAGCTGCGGGACAACTTCTATGATGGCAGTGTTCAGCCCATCGATTTTGACAATCCGTATTACACAAAAGACATGACTGCACCGCTGGAGCCGATCACAGGGAAAGACCTCATTAAGGGTGTTGTGCCTGAGAGCTTTCAGGCATCCAAACTCTATGCGGATTATTTCTACGGCGAGGATGAGAAGCGTGAGCAGATTAAGAAAGCGCATGACCTCACAGGGATTCGCGCGGAGACGATTGCTAATGACCCCGATGTGTGGGAAAAAGTCATGAAGATCGTCCAGCGCGCGGAAAAACTCAAGAAGGTGCCCGGCATGCTCGACGCGAGCGGCGACCTCAATATGCGACGCGTCTATGAAGCGATGCCATACCTCAAAGAGATTGTCGAAAAGCGCGGCACGAATGAGGCCGTCATGATGCTCAACAATGCCGAGGGGCTGCAGACGGTCAATGATGCATACAGCAACGAGTTTATGCGCTTCGCGGGAAGTGTCGCAACAGGCGTAGAGCGCGGCTACTACAACATTCGCAAGCAGATGACCTATGCGAATGCGATGATTGGCAGACGCAAACTCACCGAAGATGAGCAGAATTGGATTACTGCGCTCGACAAAAAGAAAGACGAACTGCCGGAGTATTCCTATGGCGGTGTTGGGCAGACCGTTGGCGCAATGATCGGTGGTGCTGCAGAGAATATCCCGATGATTGCGTCTGCACAGGGGATTGGAGCGGTTGCGGGAGGTATTGTTCTTGCCGCAACCAAGAATCCAGGCGCGGCGGCAAATGTCGGAAGAGCTGCCGCTGTCGCTGTTATGGGGCTTGAGATCGGCGGCAGTCAGTATGAAGAGAATCTGAACAAGCTCGACGCAAAGGGGCGTGCGATGTATACGCCGACACAGGCGGCGGCACTGTCGGCGACACAGGGGCTTGCTGAGGGCGTGATCGAGCAGCTTGCCTTGCAGAAGATTGCACGTACGATTTTCGGGCGGGGTGAGGCAAAAAGCCTGCGCGACCTCTATGCAGGTGCAGGAGCAAAAGATTTGGCGCTGGCCGCAGAAGGGGCAACTGCGAACGAGGCGGCGCGTACGCTCATCAAAGAACGGATTCTTGGCGCGGCAAAAGCGGGCGCAATTACGTTTAATACAGAGCTGCAGGAGGAGTTCGCGCAGCAAGTTTCAGACATGGTCATCGAGAATATGGCGCAGATGGCACTCAAGGGCGATGATGCTGAGATTTCATCTGTCCGGCAAATTCTGCAGAAATCCACGGCTGCGGCAATTGAGGCCGCTCCTTCTATCATGGGGTTTGGTCTCATCGGTTTCGGCGGTCATGTTGGCGCACATACGAATACAATGCTCGGGGCACGCGCTCATATGGAGAATCTGATCAAAGACCGCCTCTATCGGAGCGTCAATGAGAATCAGCACCTCATGAATACTGTTGAGGCGGTAGGGGACAACCTGAAGAACGTGCAGGAACTCCAGGGCAAGGCCCCCGATCTTGTGAATGAGATGCTGGACTCGCAGAACCGCCGCTATGGGATGGAGACTACATCGGTGGATATTGTCTCCCTCAATCAGGAGGAGGGCGGCGCGGAGCTTGTACAGGAGCTCGCCGCCGCAAACAACATCAGCGCGGAGGAACTGCAGGCGTGCGCGGACGGGACGGGGATGCTGCCTGTTAAGACGTCGACGCTCCAACAGATGACAACGAATCTGGACGAGGGTAAACGCAAGGTACTCTTTCAGAACATCACGAAGTCCTCTGATCTCTATACGGATAAGCAGGCACAGCATGAGGCAAAGATCGTCAAGGAAGTGCTTAGTGCGTTCCAGTCGAAAACAGAAGAGGAAGTTGGCGATTCCGTTGACCGTTACGTGGAGAGCGCATTTGCAGAACATGAGCACCGCGCCCTTGCACGGGATATTTTGCTTGCAGATGTGAATCATCCTGCGGCAGAAATTAAGCGTCGTATGAACCGTCTGGATTCCGATCTCGCAGAACTGACAGCCGTACAGAATGACGGTAGTGCGGAATCGGCAGAGTATCTTGCACAGATACAACCTGAGATTGAGAAAATCAATGCACAGAAAGACGCTCTCGAAGCGGTCGCAGGCACAATAAAAGGCCTCCAACCTGGGGATGTTGTCGCAACGGCGGAACTGTCTCCTGAGGCGAGAAGCGTCTATCATGAGCTTGCGGGTCAGCTCGGAGGCGCAAAAAGCAAAAAAGCCCGCACGGCTGCGCGGGCATCTGCACTCCTTGCGGCGCGTTATGCAGATCGTATGGCGGCAATTTATAGCGAAGTGAAGGGAGAACCGTATACCGCTGCGGACTATATGCGTGATCATCTGCGCGTGGATGCGTATGCAGACGATCAGAAGAAAGAAGCTGCGAAGAAAAAGGCTGAAATCGTCAAAGGATTCATCGACGAGAATTTCCCTGATGCTAATGAACGTGAGATGGCTGTTGCGGCAACCTTGCAGGATGCTGTGAGCCCTGCGAAGGGTTGGCGTACCCTCTACAAAGACATTGTATCAGAGCGTGATGAGCTGCTGCGCCCTGCTTTGGATGCTCTCGACCGTGGCATGGGCAACGGCGTTGACATCGTCCCGATTGACGACGACGGGCGCGGCATCCGTGTGTCCAATAATGAGCCGTGGTATCGGGACTTTTACAAGGAACATGGTCGTGCGCCGCGCAAGGGCGAACTCATCGATCTTGCCTATCTCCTTACAGTGGGTGATTCCTCTGCCCCGCAGGTGGAAGGGTGGATGCCGAGTTCGCAGGGAGCCGTCGATGCGATGCAGGAGGCAAGGGCGGAGCTGGACGAACTGAACGGCTATATCCATACGCTTGAGAATATCAAGGAACGCATGATGCAGATGGATACTGCGGTGTTGAATCAGGAGGAGACTGTTTCTTCCGATCAGAAGCTGGAAGTAGATACGATTGCATGGGGGAGACAGGTGGATGCGTTTATGTCCATGCCTGATAAAAACTCCATGCGGGTTTATAAGATCATGGAGACCCCGCTCGTATTCTCCTTGCTGAACGATCAGGGATTCCATGTGCACCTCGGCAGGGATATTGCCATCTCTCATGCGATGCTATGGAAGGTTCTGCGCGAAAAGGAAGTTAAGGGAAAGTCTCATGGTCATGCTCTTGAGATGACACCTGAGATCGTGAAGGAGCTGCCGCGTGCTCTTGCTGACCCGATCATGATTTTGCGAAATAGAAAGGGTGATGACCCGAGCGCTCCCATTTTGCCCGATGAGGTTGTCGCTGTTGTAGATTTACAGGACAAGAATGGAAGTACGGCGATTGTTCCGATTGTCCTGAAGGAACGCAACGGGAAATATATGCTGAAGACGTTCTTCGGGAAAGATGATCCTACGTGGTTTCAGAAGCGCATGATGCTTGGAGATGTCCTCTATGCACATAAAAAAAGAGCCTTGGACTGGGTGAAAGCTATCCAACGGCACGAAGCGCCGGGACGATTCACCCTGCAAGACTCATTTTTTAAAAGTATATCAACGGATGCAGATCTTGTCAAGGCGCGTGCAGACAATGAGGGGTTCTATCAATCCGCATGGCACGGCACGCCGCATGACTTCCGCGAGTTCCTGCTTGAGATGATTGGCACAGGTGAGGGCACACAGGCACACGGCTGGGGGCTGTACTTTGCACAGGATCGAAATGTATCGCAGGGGTATAAAGATCGATTGACAAATACAGAGATTCTGTACGACGGGAAAGATATAGGAACATTTCCTTTCTCGATACACCGAATCCTCAGCGCTATCAAAGATTTTTATTCAGCAAATGGTGTTTCTCGGGTTGATGAGTATATACAAAATCAGGTTCTTCTTACGCGAAAAACTCTCAATGATTATGAGAGACAGAAAAAAGTTCTCCAAAAAGCAATGGATTTTTTGGAGAAAAACTCATTCAATAATGTACTGGAAAATGAAGATTTTTCGCGCATGCTGACGGAACTTGGAGGTGATTTAGAGACAAGAATTCGGCGAAAGATAGAAAATGAACAGCGGTTTTATGAAGATAATTTTTCGTCAAAAGATGTAAGGAACTTCATTCAAGATGATTATATGGGAATGAATGACCTTATTTCCGGTCAAAGGGAGATTGTAAAATGGCTTGAGGAGTTTGATGTTAAAAAACTAACTATTAAACGAAAGGGGGGCAGTCTTTTCGAGGTCGAAATCCCAGACAACGACGTTCTTCTCGACGAGCAGAAGCCGTTTGACGAGCAGCCGAAGTTCGTGCAGGAGAAGCTGGAAGAGCTGTTTGCTGATTCGGACAGGAAGCAAAAAGAACATCTTGCTGAAAGCATAAGAAGGTCGGAGGAGAGAATCAAAGACTATGATCTCGTGCTCAATGAAAACGCATCGGTTGAGGAGAGGCAGGCTGCGGCGGAACGTCTTATACAAAGTGGAGTGGTATATGAAGTCCCGTTAGAGCGGGCGTTAGACCCCGAATATCGGAGAGACTTCGAGCTGGGGCGGGAGAATGCGGAATACTATAAGGAGGGCTACGAAGAAAAACTTAAGAACTACGAAACGATTCTTAAAACATATAGAAATGGCGGGGCACTTTATGAAAGTCTCTCCAGTTCCCTTGGCAGCGACAAAGCCGCCTCTCTTGCGCTGAATGAGGTTGGTATCAAGGGTATCGCCTACGACGGACAACGAGATGGTCGCTGCTATGTCATCTTCGACGATAAGGCGATCTCCATCATCGAAAAGTACAATCAGGAGGTGCAGAGAGAAAACAAGGGCCGCATCAGCGCGACCGGGGGTACTCGTATCATCGAGCTGATGAAAACCGCCGATCAGTCGACGTTTATGCACGAGATGGCGCATAACTTCCTGTTTGACTTGGAACATATCGCAGAAGTTGCACCAGAGAGCCGCTATGCCAAAGACCTTGCCACAATCCAGAAATGGGCGACGTGGACGAAAGGTGCTGCAGACGAATACGTGGGGACAGCGTCTGCGGCAGAGTTCCGTAACCGTGAGGAGAAGATTCTTGCGGCAGAGAAGAAGGGAGACGCGGTGGAAGCGGAGCGTCTCAAGCGTGAATGGCTACAGGAGCGTTTTGCCCGTGGGTTTGAGGAATACCTTCGCAGCGGGGAAGCACCTGCACAGGGGCTGCGCTCCGTGTTCCGCCGCTTCAAGGCATGGCTCACGCGGATTTACAAGGATGTAACGGGCGCGGGCGTGCGTGCCTCTGCGGAGGTTGAGGCAATCATGGCACGGATGATTGCAACAGATGATGAGATCGAGGCGGCGGCTGTTGTCAAACGTGCGCAGCGTCTCCAAAAGATTGACCCCGAACTGCTGACGGCGGATTCAGCGGAGACCATGATTCGGTGGGAGACAGAGGCGAAGGAACGCGCGAAAGAGACGCTGCTCAAAGAGCTCATCCGTAAGATGCAGGGACGCGACGTTGACGCGCACATGAAGGACTATGAAGCGCAGCTGAAAGCCGAGATGCGGGAGAATCCCGTTTGGCAGGCGGAGGCGGTTGCGGAGACCTTCGGCGTCGGTCAGGTTATCGCAAGCGGATATTATCCGACGGCGGAGGCGTATGAAAAGGCACTCAAGGACGCGGGCGGCGGATTCGATGCAGCCTACAATCGTCAGATGCGCGAAGAGCGGGAACGCTACAAGACGGAAATGCCAAACGCAGAGGCGATTGCACAGCGAGCAGAAGAGGTGCTTGCAAGCGAGGAATATACTGCACGTCAGACGGCACTTGAAGGAGATCTCCTGAACGAGTATATCAAGGCGTATGACAATGCTCCGCAGCGGCTCAAGGACGCGATGATCGGCGTCGCCCGTGCCCTCGAACGTGAGGAAGATGCGCCGCTTGAAAAGGCGGTGACGGCTCTCAAATACGCGTTCCGTTGGCAGGAAAAACAGGCGCAGGAGATTGATGATCTGCGGGCGCTCCTCGCTTCTGCGAAAGAATCAGGAGAGGAAGATCGCGCAAAGATGCGTGAGAAGTTTGGGGAGGCGTTTAACCGACTCAAACTCTCTGCAGCGCAGAACCTCGAAGCCGTACGCAGCCTCCGCGATTCGGCGGTCGGCAGGGTTGCTGCGATGCGCGCATATGCACAGCAGCATCTTGAAGATGCGCCAATCCATGAGTCGACGAATACGCGCCATTGGATGCGTCAGGTACAGGGCGCCGCAAAGGAGGCGGAACGTCATCTCACAAATATGCTCCGCAAGAATAATGGAATTGAGAAGGAGGACACAGGCGACAAAGACCTTGCGGCGGCACGTACGGCAAAGACCCGTCAGCTTGCAATGGAGGCAATGACGCATGAGAGCGTCAAACTGAAACGCGAGCTCGATCGTATGGTGAAATACTTTGCCCGTCGGGAAAAGAACCTTGCCAATGATAAGACTGCCAAGATTGACGGCAATCACCGCTATTTCATTCATCATTTACTCTATGTGTTTGGTCTTCGTCGCTCCGATGGTGTGCCTCTCATGGGAGAAGGTGCGCGTAGCTGGTCGGAATTGATGCAAGAGATCAAGGACTCCAACGATGGCTTTGATGGCGTGGATATTCCCGAATGGCTCACTTCTGCGGCAACGTCCCGCGATACGCAGCGAAAGTATACGGAACTCTCCATGCAGGAACTCCGTGATCTGCGTATGCTCGTTGAATATCTCTATGTGACGGGGCGCAATAAGAACACGCTCCTCACATCGGGTGAGAACATCGATGAGGTTGCGGCTCGTATGTATCAGAACTATGAGGAGCATATCGGTGAGCAGGACGGCGGAAAAGAAGCTCACGCCTATATGGTGCAGCTTTTGAAGCCGGAAACAATGCTCAAGGTCATCGGCGGCAAGAGCGGTGCGATTGTGGATTATCTCTACAACACACTCTTTGACGCACAAGAGAAAAAAACAGAGGCGCTTGAAAAGAACGCCAAGCGATTGGAGGTGATCATCGGACAATACTACACGCAGAAAGAGCGGCGCAAAGCATGGGGGAAGAAGATCGGTATAACACTCACGGACGGCACGGAGCTGACGAAAGAAAATGTGCTTTCGATGGCGCTGAACTGGGGCAATGAGGGCAATCGTTCCCGCCTCGTCGCAGGTCTCTCGACAAAAACTCCATACACAGAGAATGATGTTGAGGAGATCTTTACAAAGACGATGACCAAGAAAGACTGGGCATTTGTGCAGGAGATTTGGGATTATCTCAATGAACACGGCGATGCTGTCAATGAGGTCATCGAAAAGAGCACCGGCACGCCGATGAAGCGTGTTGCACCGGATGAATTTACGATCGAGGTATCGACAGGAGAGGAACTGACCATTCGCGGCGGGTACTATCCGATTCGGTATGACCCGAAGCGTTCTGAGCGTGCAGCAGATCAGGAGCTTGCAACTGTCGCCGAATCGGTTGGCGGTGCTATGGCGTTTGGGTCTGGAATGGGCTCAACGAAGAACCGTGCAAACGGGGCTCCGCTGGGGCGGCCGCTTGACCTCTCTTTGGATGTCATGTATCGCCACATTGATCAGCAAATACATATTGCTACGATGCGCCTTGCTTGCCGTGATGTCTATAAGCTGCTCAACCATTCGGCGGTTAAAGAACCGATCTTGCAGACGCTCGGAAAAGACGCCTATGACAGTCTGAAACGATGGGTTGAAAATACATGGCAAGAGCCAATGAATAACAATCTTTACATTGAGACTAAAGCGGAGGAGTGGCGCGCGAACACGGTGACGGCGATTATGGCGTTCCGTGTATCGACTGCACTTCTCAACGCATCCAATATTATGCCGATGGCAGATCGCCTCGGCACAGTCAATGCAATTCAGGCGATGTTGCAGTATCTCCGGCACCCGCAGAGGATCCGTCAATTCGTACTCAATGATTCGGCGTTTATGCGGAACCGTGCTCATAATATGGATCGCGATCTGAATACCAAAGGAAAAGACATTTTCGGCGGAAAGAACTCCGTTCGGAAGTGTCTTATTAAGTATGGGACATGGCTCATGGAGGAGACAGACATGCTCTGCAGTGTGCCAACCTATTATTGGACATATCAGGGGCGGTACAACAAGGAGGTAGCGGACGGGACAGATGAGATTATCGCCCGTGAGCGTGCGCACCGAGAAGCCCATGAAGCAGTACGTTCAATCTTCGGTTCTGCAGATTCGATTGACCGCTCGGCGGTGCAGCGTTCGCAGAGCGGGCTTGTCAAGGCGTTTACGCCATTCTTTAGCTTCTTTAACGCACAAATGAACGCGGTGTGGGAGAAGTATTATGCAGGGCGTTATGATAAGCACAAGAGCAGCTTTGTCGAGCGTTATTCCGGGTTTGTTCGTTCCTATCTTTTCCGTTTTGTCGCAATGGCCGCAATCGAAACGATGATTCGGCAAAGCCTTGAAGCTGTTTCGGCGGGAAGTGGTGATAAAAAAGATAAAGACGAATGGTATAAGAAATTTTTGAAGCAGTGGACGGCAAATTCTCTCGGGAGCGTCGCAAGCGGATTCCCGGTGATCAATATGGTTGGCGAGATCGCACAAGGGATGATTACAGGCAAACTGCAACAAGGGCGCAATAGCGGCGTTGTATTCGCGGCCGTTGGGCGACTTACCGACCCAATACAGATGGCGTATTCGCTGCAAAGCGATAAGTCCAAGATTGACGCGATTGATTTTGGCCGCGCGCTGACAAAGGGAATCGCAGGAACGATGTATGCTGTTCCGGATACCTTGACCGATGGCTTCTGGAATACGGCGCGCTTCATGACCGACAATTACCGTCTCAATAATCCAGATGATCTGCGTGAATTTATCGCAAAGACAATTCTGGATAAGAAACTCAAACAGAAATAGGAGGTATCAACATGACTGTTGAAAATCCGAATGTCAAGAATACGTATGGGGGGAACGGTTCTACAACCGTTTTCCCTTTTACATTTCTGCTCAACTCTGAGGACGTGAATAATGTTGTCGTCACGCTGACCAATGAGGACGGTGCGGAGACGACAACAACAGATTTTGTGTTGTCACTAAGCGATAAGAGCGTGCTCTATCCAAAGAGCGGAGCACAGCCGCTGCCGAACGGGTGGAAGATTACAATCCAGCGTCAAATCCCTTACACTCAAACACTCAATCTGATTAGTCAAGGGACATTCTATGCCGAGGACATAGAAGCGCAGCTTGATCGACAGGAGATGCAGATACAGCAACTCGCAGAGATTGTCGAGCGCACTGTGCGCGTCGCGATCAGCTCTGACATTGACCCTGCCGAGCTGATTGCAAAAATCTTCCAGACGGGTGTTGATGTTGCTGCGCAGCTTCTCGCCGCACAGCAAAGCGCATCTGCGGCGCAGCAGGCCGCACAGAACGCACAGGAAAGCGAAAGCAACGCGTCGCTCGATGTTGTCCTCGCAACCAATGCAAAAAATACCGCAGAGGAACATCGGCGTGCCGCCGAATCCGCCGCGGGCGCAGCGCAAACGGCGCGAACGGAAGCAGAGCAGAGCAGACAGGAAGCCGGCAAAAGTCAAACGGCAAGCGCCGCATCCGAAACGCACGTCAAGGCAATGGAGGAAAATATTACCTCCATGAAACAGCACATCGACGGAATCAACGTCGAAGTCGACAAAGCCGAATCTGCCGCAAAGAGTGCACAGGAAAGTGCAAAAAGCGCCGCAGAATCTGCCGCCGCCGCACAAAAAGCCGTCGGCACATACTCCAAAGCCGATCTGGATAAAAAGTTCCAGGAGCTCGACCAGCAGAATGCCTCTAAATTTGTTGCGAAATCCGGCGACAGCATGACAGGTGCGCTCACGGTACCTGCTCTGACCGCTACCGGAAAGATCAAAGCTGATGGCGGAGTAGAGGGAAATGCCTCGACGGCATCGGCGCTTAGCACGGATGTCCTGACGTTTGCCAACGGAACAAAAATCTGGGTGGAGTGAGATCATGGCGGAACTGGTAAAAAAACTCAAACTGCAAAACACAAAAGGCACTGTCGAATCCTGCACGCTCTACTCAACAAAAGAAGAAGCGAACGCAATGGGCGGTGTCCTGCCGCTCCATGTGGACGGCGTCGACTGCTTCGCAGCGCTGGGGGCTGTCACCGAAAGCGAAGTGACCAGCGGGCGGCAGGAGAAAAACGGAGTATCGCTTGCCATCCTAAAGCAGGGCGGAATCACGCCGGGGAGTATCACCGTGCAAGGAACGGGAACATTTACTGTCCCGAAAGGTGTTGCTGTTTTGCAGCTGACATATTTAAACGTAAACCAACAGAAAATCACTAGCTATGTAAAAGTAGAAGCAGGGAAAACGTATGGATACGAATCAAATTATGTATTTGCGGGTCCTGCTGGCGGTCGTATAGTCAAAACAGTGTTTGGTAATTTCACTTTTCAAGCAGGCGGCATACACGGAGAACCAATAGGAAGTGGACCATTACCAATCACCATCGCATGGTCAAACAGCATCAATAAAGAGACGCCCAACGGCACCGCATAAAAGGAGAGCACAATGAACAAATACGCAGAAATATTGTATGGCAAAGTACGATCCGTCCACGAAGATGAACGCGACTTTGATACATGGCGAAGCATATTTTCGCCCTCTACCTACTGGGTAGACGTTACGGGTGTGGAATGTAAAGTCGGCTACGTTATCACATTTGACCCCAATATCGGACTTGTCCTTAGTCCTCCAAAAACGGAGGAGCCAAAGGGAGAGGATACGCATCCGACGGCAGAAACAGCCGACGAAGAACGCGTATCCATATTTGAAGCTGTCGCCGCACAAGAAGTGCGTCTCACAGAAATCGAAGAGGCCCTGCAAGCACTGAAAGGAGGTGAGAAAAAATGAAGAAGTACAGCTATATGATTCCCGTCTATGCGTTCCTCGTGCGTCATGAAAAATACGCAATCTCTGAGGAGAGCAAGGCGGAAGGCCAAAAAGTCGTGCCTGTCATCTATCAAGAGGATGTCGCCCTCTACATTGCGGAGCATGCGGAGAAAGAAGTGTAATCACAGGGAGTAGGGGCGTTACTCCGTCGGAATAGCGCCCCTATGTATAAGGAAACAATTAGGAGGCGCAACGTGGCAAGAGGAGAAATACTGGCCGAGCTCGAGAGCATCAAAGCACAGATCAGAACCCTCGCGGAAAAACTGCCGATGGGACGTGATCAGCTCTATGCAATCAATGAGCGGATTGCCCGTCTGGAAGAAAGCACAAAGTCCGCGCATCATCGACTGGACGAATTTAAGCATGATGTCTGCTGGACGATTGGGATGAGTACGACCATCGTCGGCATCTTCGCGTCGATTCTGACGTGGGCGCTCGGAGGAAGGTGAGACGATGCTCAAAGTCTCACAGTGGCTCAGGAAAGGCAAAAAGTACCTGCGCAACATGACCAAAAGTCATGCGGCCATGCGTTACATAGTATGGTATGCGACGATGCTCGTTATCGGCTGTACCATCTACGTTAGCGCATGGCTCTATGATTGGTATACTGCGCTGCGGCCCGATCTCGTGGAGTTCCGAAATTTTCTCCACGAGATCAGCGGGGCGGCATGGATTGCGGCGATTGGTTTTTTGGCCAAAGCGTTTATTGACCAAAATAACAACGGAATCCCGGACCAGTATGAAGAAAAGGAGAACAAAGATGGAAAGAGTACATCTGAAAGATCTGAATCTGACGTATGATGCAGGGCGACTGAGCACGCGCCGCGAAACGGATATGATCGTCCTGCATCACACCGGCAACCCGACCGATGATGATCTCTCTGCGGAGGAGATTAATGCATCGCATCAGGCGCAGGGGTGGACGTGCATCGGCTATCACTATGTTGTGCGCAAGGATGGAACAGTGGAGATTGGTCGCCCACATTGGACCATCGGCGCGCATGCAGCAGGAGAGAACTCGCACACAATCGGCATCCACGTCTGCGGCAATTTTGAGATCGGATATCCGACGGCCGCGCAGATTGAGAGTACCGCGATGCTGTTGGCTAACGTCTGCACGGATTACGGACTGCCGATTGACCGCGATCACGTCGTCGGGCATAGAGAGCTGATGGGGACGGCGTGCCCCGGCAGGAATCTCTTTGCTCAGATGGATGAGATTGTCGGCAAGGCGAATTTTTACGCCAATCAATGAGGAGGGGAATTATTATGCTTGAACGGGTAAAACAGGTAGTCACGGAGCACAAAACAGCCCTGCTGGTGATCTTGTGTCTACTGATCGTCGGCATGGCGTATGCTGTTGGCCGACATTCCGCAGCAGACACGACGGCGGAGAAACCTGCTGTCATGACGCAGGAGCAGACGCAAGACGTTAAGGCGCTGCGGTCGCAGCTGGACATCAGCAAGAGTAACGCTGAGACATTACAGCGCCGGCTTGCGGAGGCACAAGCGGGACAGCGTGCGCCGGCGGCTACCTATTACGTACAGGCGCCGACTGTGGATCGTGCTGCGCAGGTCGTCGAGCGGCAGATACGGGAGGATGACCCGACACTGCCACGGGCAGCGCGTGAAAAGAGTGATCGCACCGTGGTTACTCCGATCACAAAGGATAAGGACGGCAAAGACCTCCCCGCGGAGGAGCAGAAAGTCGACGTCTACAAGATCAACCTCCGCAAAGATCATCGCGTCAAGGCGGGCGCGTCCGTGATTGACGGCAAGGCGCTTATGAGTATCGGCTACGAGCAGGGCCGCTTTGAGGCTCTTGCTCACTTCGACGGCTCGCGCTATAAGGGCGCGACCGTCGCATACAATATTATAGAGTGGTGAATAGTTGAATTGACTAGGGGAGATGTTTTGAGGTGTCTCTCCTAGTTGATTTAAGGAGGTGTGGAGCATGCTTGAGATGGAACTATGCAATTACGCAGAAAAACTTGCCAATTTTATTCGGGGGAAAAACTTTGCGCCAGTTGCCAAAAGGAAGCCATACTATCACATGGGGGCAACAATAACCGATTCGATATTACAGGCAGGCTTGAACTACAATCATGTAGTCTATCCGCGCGTTTGCAAACTTATCACAAAATATGCGGATTACAAGACAACATGTGATTTTATCATTTTGATGCAGGTCGCGCCCCTCTCGGAAGTCATCTCTTGGAAAAATCCGAAAAAGCTACAACGTGTTAAAGATTTAACATGGTTTCTATATAACAATGGCCTCGAAAATGAAGATCAGCTTGCAAAATGGCTTGATATAGAAGAAAACATAAGTCAGCTAAGAAAGCTTGATGGCATTGGACCTAAGACCATTGATTACCTAAAAATGCTTTCTGGCAGTCAGGCGATTGCTATAGATCGTCACCTATTTGCATTCTTGGAGTTGGCAGGGATACCTCATTGCTCATACCAAGAGGCTAGCCTTATATATGGCAAGACAGCAGAGTTATTGAATACGAGTCAATATGAGCTGGACAAGCAAGTATGGCTGTATATGACTAAAGCTTAAAAGTTATGGTATTTGTGTGTGCCCCGGGGCTTCGGCTCTGGGGCTTATTTTTGTTTGACAATATTGGGTTAATTGTCTATACTATAACTGTCTCACCCGCTTGGGTGTGTGGATTGAAAATTGTGATTGGATAGAATAGAAAAGGCAGAGACCTTTTATAAGGTTTCTGCTTTTTTCTTTGCCTAGAAATTTTTTTTTGAGAAAATCTAAAATAAGCCATTGACATAGTACTATTGCAATGGTACAATGTAATCAAGATAAAGGTCAGGGGCGCAAGCCCAGAAGAACAAGGAGGATTTAAAAATGAAAACAGAGAGAAAGTTCAAGGGAGTCAAGGCGGCAGTCGGAGAGATGCGCGGTTGCAACCGCTACGAGGGGACGTATATCGAGGTCCATTACGACCTCGAGGAAGATGAGGTTTACACTCACTTCCACAGCTCCTTCGGCGGCAACTCATGGACAGTGTACCACGATCCTGCTGTCATTCCCGTCGGGACGTATTCCAGTCCCGTCAGGATGGCGGAGCTCAAGGCGGATATCCGCCGGGCGATTGCGAATCGCAAGGATTAAACCGAAACGCCCGCAAGTGCGTGATCTCAGCCTCGTCAATATCCTTGGCGGGGCTTTTACAATCCAGCGAATCTATATTATAATGATGACATCAATTTTGAATGGAGGGGTTTCATGGGGTGGGTCGAAAATAAGATCGCGCGAACGCGCGAATATAACAAAGCGAATTACGAACAAATAAAATTGCAGGTCCCGAAGGGGGCCAAGGAAAAAATCAAGGCGGCTGCGGAAGCCGCAGGGAAGTCAATGACCTCCTACATCATGGAGGCCGTTGAGGAAAAAATGAATAAGTAAAATACATAACCGGAGCACTGCATTATACAGCGCTCCGGTTATTTTTGCTGACAGATCAAGCCTCAATCGGTACTGGTATCAGTTTGTTTCTAAATATGATGACGCGATCAAGGCGGCTCTCCCAAAATAATTTTCTTTCTGATTTATCCATGTTGCCATAGCCGGTGGCCACGGCATCAATGCTCTCCAATAACATCGCTTCGATGCGATCCTCTCGCCAATACACGTTATACTGGCAATTGCTGTGCGTATATGATCGGCACACATAATATATGCGTATACATGTCTTTTGGCGATGGTATCTCGGCGTAAGTCCACGTCCGCATTTAGGGCATTGTAAGAGACGGCTAAAGAGATATACGTTGTCCGTTCGTGGGCGTTGGGTGCGTCCCTCGAACACCTCTTGCACCTGCGCGAAAAGCCCCTCATCGATCAGCGCTGGGCAAAAATTTTTGATACCATAATACTCGCCGATGTAGATGCGATTTTGAAGAGTGCGCCCGACAGCTCCCTCCGTTTTTCCATATCGATATTTTTGCCATAGCATCCGATATGTTCTGAGCACCGAATGATTTTTTGAAAAGTATTCGAACATATCTTGTATCATCGGTACTTTTTTCTTGTCGATGACGATGTGTTTTTTCTTGCTGATTTTATAGCCATCCGGTACATGCCCCGTGATAACTTTTTTTGATCGCAAAAGCCCCTGCTGTACGTATTTGATTCGGTCGCTCGTTTGGTCGCTCTCGTGCTGTGCGATTGAAAGCTTAAGATTGAGCATGAGGCGGCCGTTTGTGGTTGTTGTGTTGTATAGAGATTCCTGCGAGCACTCCCATTCAACACCGTTTCGGTCGAGGATTTCTTGCACTTTGTAGTAGTCTGCGATGTTGCGAAACCACCGATCAAGGCACTTAAATATGATGACATCAACGTCTCCTGTTTGTACATCCTCTAAGAGCCGTTGCAGACCTTTGCGAAGGTGAGGGGATTTGCGGGCGCTGACACCCTCATCGGCGTAAACCCCCACTATTTTGTAAGCGTGTTGTTTGGCGTATTGGTATAAATCATGCTCCTGCTCGGCGAGGGAGTATCCATGCCGAGCCTGCTCCTCTGTTGACACGCGAATATAAAGCGCCGCGCGCTTCTTCGATCGGTTCATCTAAAGATTCTCCTTGTCTACAAATTGCCTACAAAATACCATGATTCGCCTTTCTGTATAGCCATTTTGCCTTTGTGTAAAAAACACTGTGTTATTCCTACAAAAACCTGTGGCTTCTTGGTTTGTTAAACCATCATATTGCTTGCTATTTCACCTTCTTGCACCAGTTTCGCTTATAATCGAAAATCCAATAGATTGCAAATAGGAGAAGGAGCCTGTGCATGTGAAAATTCTTATGCGAGTATTTGCGATTGAACGATGAATTTGTTACAATAAATACATCTTGATACAGTGCAAAACAATCGAATCAAAAAATACTTCCGCAATTATTCCGCATGT